GTAGTCCTCGACGGGCAGGCCTTGCTTGTTGTCGAGTTTGCGCGGATCGACGACAGCCTTGCCGACCCACTGACGGCAGAAAGGCCGGTTTTTCGCGTCGCGCGGCCCGACGTACACAAACACCATTTGTTCGTCGGTGTCTTCCTCGACGTCGAGCGCGATCGAGACCACGGCGCGCCGGCCGGCGGCCATGACGGCCGCGTCAACCGCCGCCTGCGCCTGCCGAAACGTGACGTCCATCTGATCGGACACCGCAGACACCAGATCGGCAAGGCTGCCGCCGGTCGTGATCCCGCGCGCGACCGCTTGGCGGATCTCGTCGTTGGCGGTGCGAAACACGGCGACGACGTCGCCGATCTGACCGTTCACGATCTGATCTAGCTCTGCTCGGACGTCGAGCGGAAGCGTAGCAGGCGGCGCACCGACGACGGCCGCAACCGCTTCAACAGCGCGCGCACCCGTAACATTCGCGATCTCGTCGCCCAGATCCGCCAACCGGCGTTCGATTTGGCGATAAACGGCAACGGCGGTTTGGCCTTGTCGTCGGACAAGCGAGTCCTCCCCCGGGTTGGTGTCAAGCTGTAGCAGGACACGCAGCAGGTCGCGTTGCAACGCGTCGCGGACGGCGCGCAGGTCGCCGATCGCGCTGTCGGCGACAGGCCCCGCCGCGTCAGCACCGCTCATTCTTCAGCCTCGCCCACTGCCGCGCCAGCGCTCGTCTCACGCGGCGACGTGAACGGTGACGGACCAGCAACCACGCCCGCAAGACGCGTCGCAGACGCCGCCGTGCCGCGCGCTTGCGCGAGATAGGCCACCGCGTCGTCGCGCGATGACGACAGGCCCAGCATGACGCGCGCGTCGGCTTCGTCGATGATCTTGGCATTCAACAGATCAAGCACGCGCTGCGTCTTCGCCGCGTCGTCTTCGTAAATCTTTGCCGCGCCAAGCGTGACAATTGGATAGACGCCCTCAAACGACGCGGGCGCTTCGGGGCTGAAGTGTGTCAGCACGTCGAGCACGATCGGAAGAAGTTCGCTTTGTTCAAAGTCGCGAAAGACGGGACGCATCTCGGCGATGCGCTGGTCGTGCGGCGCATTCGCGATCAACCTCGACACGCCCGACTGTGGCGCGCCAGGTTCGACGGCATAAGCGTCGGGCGAGTTGCCTCGGCTGACGCCCAGTTCTTGCAGGTCGCGCGACGCGCTGACCTGAATCGCGGCGTGGTCCGCCGACGGCGTCAGGTATTGCAGAACCTCGCCGCTGCCGACGTGGATCACGGCGTCGGGGCCGCCGACGAGCTCGGATGTCTCGCGCATGGTTCCCGAATAGACCGCTTGCGCGTGGGCTTGCATGTTCACGACGTGCTGCCGATTCGAGCGCGAAACGTTCAGCGTGTCGACGTTGACGGCGACGTCACGATCGGGCGCCGGCCACCATCCGCCGTTTCCCGGCTCGGTGCGCAAGAAGGCGACGGGCAGGATCCCCGGATAGCTTTCGCTGGCGGTCTGCACCTTGCCGTCTTCCGACACGCGACGGTGCGACCACGGCGAGAACGACGCGACGTTTCCCTGCGCGTCCTCGACAAACTCACGCGACCACACCCACCACACGGGCGATGATGTCGAGGTCTGCTCGCCAGCCTGCCGCAACGCGACAAACCAAAACGCCTCGTCCTCGTCAGGCGCCGATGGGTGCGCGATCGTGACGACGTCATGGGGCCAGTAAATGTGCGCCACCGGCTCTTGATCGTCGGCAACCTTGCGCCAACCCACGAGCACCGCCGCAGCGCGCACACCCGTTGCGCACCGTCGCTCTACCTCGGGCATGACGACGTCGAGGGCGAGGTCTTCGAGCGCGTCAGCGAACGCCTCGGCGCGCGGGTCGTCCTCGGCAAGCTGCTCGCCAGTCGCCACGTCGACGAGGGCGCGCGTCGCCGGGGTCATGTAGACGCCGCTGTCCTGACGCGCGAAGAACCGCAGCCAGTTGATCGGATCCACCGGCATCTTCTCGCCGGTGCGCGGATACGCCTTGCGCAGCGCCTCGCGTACAATGATTTGCTGATCGCCCGAGTAACGCCGCGCCAGCCCAGCGACGACGCGATCATAGTCTGCCGCCCGTTGGCGCCGGCCAAGCGTTAGCAGATCGGACAGTTGCTCCGGCGTCCACGCGCCCGCGTCTTCTCGGATCTGGTTGATCAGGGCGTCGCTTGCGGCGTTTAGCGTGAGCATGCCAGCAGCCTACCACGCCGCGGCGCTTATGTAAGCGCGACACGTCAAGCCTACCCGACAGCGCCCCATTCGTCGACGACACCCGACGCCCGCGCCGTCGACGCCACGCCCGGCCGGTCGACCGGCCACTGCCAATGCGCCAAGTAGCCGAGCGCGTCGACGATGTGGCTTAGGTCCGCCGCCCCGGTCTTTTTCTCGGGCTCGCCCGACTTGTCGTAAGCCTGCGTCTCAAGCGCCTTGACCAGCGTGGGGCAGGCGTCGCCATCGACGGTGATCCGCCGGTCACGGAAGAGACAGTTGAGCGTGTTCACGCGGTCCTTGACGGCGGGGTTCCGTGTCCCGTGCACCGGGCGGAAGCCCGCTTGCAGCAGAAGGTGCACGTCGGACAGCGATGACGTCGACTTGAGCGCGGTGCCGCTGGCGTCGACGTAGGCGCTGATCTTCATCTTCGCGATCTCGTCGCGGCTGTACCGCCGCCCACGCGTGCGCTCAAGGTAGCGCCCGATCCACGACGCCACCCGCTCTGCGTGCTCGTCCGTCGTCGTCCCGCCCTCTTTGACGACCTCGCCCACGACGTGCGCCACGCGCCGCTCGTCGTCGATCTCGGCGATCACCCATTGCATGTTCCGCACGTTGAAGTCGCACCCGATCGCAAGGCGGCCGCGTCCAGGCTTCACGAGCGCCGGCGGCGCGGCGTGCGTCTGTCGGGCGAAGCGCGCATACACGCGCCCGCCGCGTGCGGTGCGCTGGCCTTCAAGCTTCTCGGCGATGGCCTCGTCGGTGCCGAGCCGCGCCTTGCTGTCGTCGATGTACGACGCAGGCAGGAACGGGTTGTCACTCGTGCGGATGATGTACGCCCGCGTCGTCGGCGCCGGGCGCGCAAGAATCAGGTCATACGCTGGACCAAACCCTTCGGGGGTGCCGGTCAACAGCGTTTCGAGCGCCTCGCCTACACGAACACGCTGCATCGCCGGCACGAGCGCCTCGACATCGCAGAGCTCCCATTCGTCGATCCATGCCCCGATCGCGTTGATGCCTTCGGTGCTGCGCGGGCGGTCCAACGAGCGACACCAGACCTCGAACTTGCGCGACCGCCCGATCTCGAAAATGTGCGCCTGCTTCCAGTGCCGATAGGGCACGCCCCACCTGTCGAGGTTCTCCGCGATGCTGCGTTCCATGACGTCGCGGACCATCGGGTAGGTCGGCTCACACCCGAGGATGGGGCCAGAGTGACCTTCGCGCATGCCCAGATCGAGCAGGAACGCCACGCCCAGCGACGTCTTCCCCGATCCGTACCCACCCGACACGACGCGCACGCCTGGCCCGCGGTCGGCGAGCACTTCAAGGTGTCGCTCGCCAAACTGAGCCACACCGCGGACGGTGGTCACGCATCGCCTCGGCCGAGCGTGTCTTCGGCGTCGTGCTCGCTCGCCTCGTGCCCTTCGGCCAGATCGGCAGAAGTCAGCAGCAGGGTCGCCACCGCTCGCGCGGCGTCCGCCGACATCTCGGTCCGCGTTGACCCGAGCACAAGCACCACCGCGTCGCCACGCACGATCGCGCCGATCCCGTCGTCTCGGTTCACGGTGCGCTGCCCTTGGCGAGTGCGATAACCCGCCACGCATCCGCAAGCATGGCAGACAGCGTCTGCCGCCCGTACTCCTCGCTCGGCGACAGCATGGCCCGTTCGCGCTCCAGCATCTGTGCGGCGCGCTCCAGCAATTCCAGCATTGTTGGCGCCATCGCGATCACCCGCGCGTCGGCATACGAATCGACGACAGCCACGCCGGCCCCGTCCACCCCGAGGACGCGGATTGTCTCGCCATCACGCGCAATCGTCCACGCGATGTGCGTCGGTGCGGCAACCGCTGGCAGAGCTGATGGCGCCGGGTCTTGCGCGGCCACAGCCGCCACCGGGGGCGACGGCGCTGGTTCAAGTTCGGGTTCGGGTTCGGGTTCGGACGCAGGCTCCACAGCACCTAGATCGGCCGCCGGCACGAGCTCCGGCTCAACCGCGGTCGGCTCGATGGTGTTGTCGTTTTCCGTCATGGCTGCCCCTTCAACGTATCACCGTTCATTCCGCCGCCGTCGACGTCACAACGGCCGGAACGAAGTCCACCGTGTCGACCTTGCCTTCGTCCTGCGCCACCGGCTGTGCTTCGGCGACCTTGCCTAGGTGCCGCTCTAGGATCAGCTCGCACGCGCGCATCGACACCTTGTCGTCGGTGGATTGCATGTGCTGCCGCATCCGCTCAAGCGCCTCGGGGACGCAAGAGGCGATGAACGCCAGCGCCTCGGCCCTCGACATCGCGTTCGGTGGGAGCTTCGGGCGGCCACCGGGATTGCCGCTTTGCCCCTTCTGGAATTTTGCCACGCCGGCTCCTGCCCTGCTGTCGTCTTGTTCTCAGGCTACCACAAACGACGACGGGGGCACCATGCCCCCGACGTCTGCCGCTGTAGCTGCTTGCTTCGCACGTCGTAGCACGTCGCAGGCACGCGCGCCAGTCCTTGCAGATCAGGCACCCGCACGCGTGATCTGCACGGTTGGTGTTATCGAATTTGCAATAGTTTGTGGGTTTGCAGCGACACGCGCCACTGCGGGTGCCGCAGGCAGTAGTCGACGACGTAGCGGGTGCTGTCGACGCCGTCGGGGCCGTCTTTGGGTTGCAGGAAGAAGTGGCGGAACGACAGGTGCGCCACCTGCTCGGGCGACAGGCCCTGCTGCGGCTGCACCAGCTTGAGCTCGTCGCCAGTCGTCAACACCAGCGGCGCGCCGGCCTTGGGACTGACGCACACCCAGTCGATGCCACGGGGCA